AAAAAAAGAGTAAGAGGTTATGAATTATTATCTAGAAAGGAGGTGTGTTAATTATGAAGTTAGGTAAATTAATTTCTAAAGCAATATCTTGTATAGATTCTTATATTAATCCACCAACAGAAAAAGAATTAAAAGATAAGCATAAGACTGAGTTTTATGTCTATATATCCCAATTTCCTGGATTTATGGCAATGAATATATTAGATGAAATTGAGGAACTCGAAATGGATATTTTATCAGAGGATTATTATAATATAAGAGCTGGAAAAACGTGGAAGGTTCTTATATTATATCAAGGAACTTCAGATTGTTTGGGAAATATAAATAAAGTTCTAAAAGAAGATTTGGAATATTTTAGGAAACGAGTGATAAAATTAAATGAAACGTACTTAAATGGGGAAGTTTCAAGTATGGAAAATTATGATAGAAAAATACTTAGATGGTGTTTTCAATCAGAAGATCCAGAATTTAGTAGTAAATTTTTTAAATATTTAAATAAGTTGTTAAATGGTAATAAAACGTAAATTATTCTCTAAAGAAGTAGAGAGAAAGAAATCTGATAAAGGATGGGATGCTGCTTTAGGAGCTGGTATTGGTGCTACAGCTGGAGTTGCTGGTAAAATGAAGCTTGAGAAGATTAATTCAATTAAGAAATTAAAAAATGCTACTAATGCTAGAATAAATAAAGTTCATGACTATCGAACTGAGAAAGTAGAAACAGAGATGCAAAGGAGAATTAATGCTTCTGTTGATCCTTTTGAAAAATCTGTAATAGATGAGGTTAGAAGAGGTAAACATGATATAATTAATAATAGCCGTAAAAATATGATAGAAACAGTTGGAAAGAAGAAACGAAAGCTAAAAATTGCGACAGCTGCTATCCCAATTGCTGGAGCTATTATTGGTGCAGTTTATGGTCGTGATAATAATCTCAAGAAACAAAGAGATAAAATAGAAGATGCTGCAGGAGATAGAGTTGCAGATATTGTTAGAGGAAAGAAAGAAAAATAAATATAAAAATTAAATTATTATGTCAACAAGAAGTACTATTTCAGTTAAGATACCTACTGAAATGATTGGAAAGGTATACGAGAACATTCATGGACATCAAGTTTATCTAGGAGGAGAGTATATGGTTATTTACTGTCACTTTGACGGTTATTTAGATGGTGTTGGAGAGATTTTGCAGTGTTATTATGATTCATTTGAGAAAGCTTTTGAGTTAATTCTAGGTGGTGATATCAGTTCCATCGCAGAGTCTCTTGAGGGTTGTGACTATTATGTTCGAAGAGGTGAGAGTTGGGAGAATAGCAAACCAGCTTTTTCAGATAAACCACCTAAGAGAGTTGAAGAGTATTTATATATCTTCGAATCAGGAAAGTGGTATGTTTATAATGGGTATAATTGTAATGGACCGCTGGAGGATTATCTCAGCCCGGAAATCTCTTCAAAAGATGACATGATTTCGTTACCTAAGAATTTTTGTTATTATTTACATGGTTATTTATCTGGGCTGTCATCTACCCAGCGAGAAGATAAAGGACTTGATTCTATAATTAAAACATTGGAGGGTTATTTAGATGTTTAGAGTAATTATTTGTGGTTCTAGAGAATTTGATGATTACGATCTTCTTAAGGAGAAGTGTGATCTTATTTTATCAAGAAAAGCAGCAGACCCAACGGAAAAGATTGTGATTGTTAGTGGATGTGCTAGAGGTGCTGATAGACTTGGAGAAAAATATGCTGAAGAAAAAGGTTATGAAGTTTTGCGTTATCCAGCTGATTGGGATAGATATGGAAAAAGTGCTGGGTATAGGAGAAATAAACAAATGGCAGAAGTGGCTAATGCATGTATAGCTTTCTTTAGTTCGGTTGCAGAGAATAAAGGAACTAAGAATATGGTATCTCTTGCAAGGAATATGAATCTTCTTGTAAGGGAGGTAAAAGAAGAGGATTAAAAGCCTTATATATGTAATAAAAATAAATGTGAGAAATAATATGAAAACAGTAAAAGTAATTGTAGGTACCTCTGTAATTATTGGAGGTATATATTTAATATATAAAGCAGTTAAGAAGACGAATAGTGTAATAGATGGTGTTTCAGAAGTAAAAAATAAGATGAACACTTTTATACAAGATCAAGCAATTAACTGGATGAAAGATATTAATAAGAACTTAGAAACAAAAATAAAGGAAAAAGAAGACAAGTTACTAAACGATAAAGAAAAGAATTAACGGGTTCTTTTAAGTTTGTAATATTGTTGTACCCTATTTAGTCCATCGGTCTGTGAAGATAGATGGATTTTATTTTTCTTCCTTTTTGAGTCCTTTAAAGCCTTATTAATGTAGAGAAAGAAACTCCTTAAGCTAACAATGAAATAGCTTAGGGAGATTTTTTATTAATAAACTTAAAAGAGAATAAAAATGGAAACAGGAGAAATTACAAGACAAGCAAAACAAAGCTTAACTATCTTTAAAAAAACAACTTCATGAATGTCAGTGTAGAGAGAATCGATTAAAAGAATATTATGAAAAGAAGTGGCTGACAAAGAAAGAGTTTTTAAAGAAAATAAGAAAGCAGAGAAAGAAAAGAGCAGAATTTGCAGAAAAGTATCTCACTAAATATAATGAATTTAAGAATCTTGGAGAAAAGATGTCACTAGAGCAAGAAAATTATGCTAGGGATGCAGATATAATAGTAAGTAGTTGGTTTATAATAAATAACTCACCAATCATTACCTAAATTATTTATCTTAGCTGGAATGGTATCTGTTATAATGAAGAAAATAACTAAAGATTTTTGGTTATTGAGTGAGAAGAAAAAAGAGAGGGAAATTTAATCCCTCTCCATTTATTTTTTTTATTTAAAGCTTACAACTGGGAACTTAGCCGCGTCATAAGATAAACAGTAATCACCTTCTGGACCAGCTACAGCATCTTGACATACCATAACTACTTGACTTTCATTTTTAGTGCCACAAACTGAAGCAGGATCAGCTGGATTAATCTTTACTCCAGCATGAACTAAATTATTAAAGTTAACAGTAATCTTACCGTCACCAAACAAGTTATTAGCATTAACCTCTTCTTCAGTCTTATTAGTATAATCTTCGCAAATCAAGAAACCTTGCCATGGAGCTCTAGTTTCCCATTGATCTACAGTACAGTTATTAATATTAACAACTACACCAGAAGCATTAGACTTATTACTTAATCTAAGAGCATTACTGATCTTTTCGAAATAACAGTTATTCAATGTAATAATAGCATTGTCTTGAGTACCGAATACTAAGATAGCATTATTACTGAATTCACCTTGGAATTTACAATTATCGAACAAGATATTTTTCGGAAGTACAGAATTGCTTGCTAGACCAATCTCAATACCGTTATAAACTTCAGATGCATCAAATACCATATCTTTGAATACGATAAATTCAGCATTATTTACGCTTATTACAGTATTTCCATTAGCTTTCGGGAATGAACCTGAAATATTTAGATCTTTGGCTTCTACATCACCAGCATTCAATTTAAGTCTAGCATTATCACTTACTTTAATTGATTTTAATGAGATAGACTTACCAACGATTTCAGCATTTTCATTAATAGATCCTGATACGATATAATCCTTAGAAGAATCTTTCAATTCACCAGCAGAACCGTCAACACTTACAACTTCAGTATTTGTTTTAGTAAGAACATCAACTTTACTTTGAAGAATTTGAACTGTTGCATTCAAAGCTTCAAGAGTATTGCTAAGACCAGCTACATCAGATACATATGCAATTTGATTTGCTTCAGGTACAGACTGACCTGCTTCTTGTACAGTTGGACGTACATCTTTCGGAGTATTGATATTAAATGGGACGCTAGAAGAACCAAAATCAGCTACACCCCAACGATTAAGCTGAACGAGACTAGATGTACCACCTTCTAAGTTACCACCTAAAATAACATCACCATTCTTAAGAACAATAGCTTTACGTTCTGGGAGATTAGAGTCAGCTACATCTTCATATTTAACAGCTTTTTCAAGTTCTGGACGTATCTCATTATTGAGTCCTCCGTTTATGGTGCTGAAACCGTCTGCAACATTCTTATTGATATTATTAACAGCTTCAACAAGATTATTGTTTACAGTTGCAATATCAGCTGCATTTTTTTCAATTTTTCCTTCAAGTTCAGTGAGATCAGCACCTTCACCGTTTACTTTTTCAGCTAATTCATCAATAGCTGCTTGAAGTTTAGCATCGCCTTCTTCACGATTAGTTACTTCAGCTGCAATACCATTATTAATAGTTTCGATAGCCTGAACAAGATTATTATTCAGAGTTTCGATAGAAGAAGCTACATTTTCGTTGATTTGATTTACCATTCCATCAACACGAGAAGCTTCTGATTCAATTTTTTCAGATAACTTAGCGTCACCTTCTTCACGGGCACTAGCTTCTTCAGTTACCTTATTTTCTAGAGCAGAGAGTTGTTCTTGGATATCACCTGGAACTTCTCCACCACCTGTAGACGCGATATCGTATACAACTCCGTCAACACTAATCTTAGAGATTTTTTCGCTCATAATTTATTCTTTCTTTTAATTAAACGTTTAATAAAATTTTCTTAATCATTTACAAGACCTAGGGTAGAATCTTTGTAAGTTACTGTTTCATCGTAGATCATCAATGTATCTGGGGATTTGAAACTTGCATGATAACTATTAGGAAGGTATAATACTCCATTCTTGACATAAATTTTATTATTTTTGTCTTGAGTATCTGGATCTGTACCATTTACTTCCTGAATAGTTTTGCAATAGACTTCATAAATCAGCGGAAGATTGTAACCTATATCCCCGAACGCATTGTAATCACTTCCAGGGTTGAATCCACAACCACAGTTGCAAAAATCATTCATAATATTTTAATAATTATTATATATTAAATAAACACTACACATTTCTTAAGAAAACAAAAGAACAACTACAAAATTTCTTTTATAATTGTTCTATGTCATGTATTAGGGTTTAGGTTTCCTAGGAGCGCAAAAACATCATTTGGAGAAAGAAAAAAGAAGGGAATTAACCCTCCTTTATTTTTACATTTACGTTTCCAGTTAAAATGAAATAATCTATATCTATATTCCAACAAAGACCATAATGTTCTATTACATCACTTAATTCAATATAAGTATGATAACCAAGATTATATATAGACCTTATTTCTTTTACTGTACGAGTTGCAATATCACCTAATGTTTTCATATTCTTATGTTGAATATCATAATCTACTAAAGTATTAAGTGCTCTACGAGAAAGATTTAAGTCTCTTATACTAGTTTTTAATAATCTCATTCTCTTTTCTTGCTCTTCACTTAAAGTAACATCAATATTTTCTACATTTTTGATTCTCTTAAGTTCAGCTAATTCTATGTCTTTGGTCATGTTCTCTTTTGTTAACTTTTCAAGTTTTTCGAGAACTAGTTTATTGTTATCATATAAAAATTTTATATTATCATTAATATATTTAGTAAAATCACTTTTTGTCAAACCATAAGAATCTGCTAATTTCTTAATTTCATCAACATTCTTTTCTCCTTTTCCTTTATTAATAGAGTTAAGAAAAGTTAAGTATTTCCATAAAATTTCATTGATGCGGTGAAAATCTGAGTTATCATTATAGTAATGAATATTGTCTATTAAAGATGCAATAATTAATTCTTTGCAGTGTGAGTATCTTCTATATCCAATTCTTATAATTCTTGTAACATCTTCTACTTCTTTGATCTCTTTTTTCATTTTTTCGATCTTTTCATCTAGCTGGCGTTCTAATTCTCCTAAATCAGTTGTCTTTTTAGATAAACTGCTTTCCAATAAATCAATCAGAGTTTTCTTATCTACATATGTCATATTTTTAATAACTCTGATAGTAATTAAACCAGATTTACCCCAGTTTGTAATAGTTTGTGTACTTACTTTTGCTAACTTTGCAGCATCAGTTCTTGTAATCCATTTTTCTTTTTTCATCTTCTTTTAAATTTTAATTTATACACTAATAAGGCTTTGAAGAAGAGCCTATTTTCCTTATAAATGATTATGAAATATTTTTATTATGAAAAGAATAAAACAAGTAATTAGAAAAAATCTACCTGAGACTAATAGTAGTTCGTCTCACTCTGTAGTAATCTGTGTTGATCCTAATTCATTGGTTGATACACTTCCTATGGATTCAGAGGGAGTTATACATGTTCCTAGAAGATCTGAATCATTTGGTTGGGAGTATGAAAAATATAATGATCCAATGACTAAACTTCAGTATGTATGTGGTATAATTTGGAAATATAAGAGTAATCGGAAGAAAGTAAAACTCTTAAAAGAAATTGTCCTAGGATATACTGGAGCAAAGGATATAGTATTTGACTGGGAAGAAAACAGGTCAAATGATGATGTTGTTGAAGAGGATGAGGATTATTACTGGGATTCTGGTGCTCCTGAGATAGATCATAATAGTTCTGATATATTTCCTGAAATTATGGAATCAGCTAGATCAATTAAGAATTTTATATTTAATTCAAGATCTTGGCTATATTTAGGAAATGATAATTCAGATGCTCCAGAGGGTTTCTATGAAGAAGAAACTGATGACCCAGAAATTATCGTTAGCGTTGATTATGGAGGAGATATAGGTAGAGTTGATTTTGAATATAATAAATCAGTAGGTTGTGATATAGAGAATTATCTGAAAAACGAATCTTTAATTTCAGATATAGTTTATAATATCAAAACCAAAAAATTTGAAAAAAATCTTGGAATGGAAAAGTGGAGAGGATTTCATAGTGATAATCAGCTTACTTTTAGACCTATTTCTCTTAGTGATAGAAAATTATATTGGATTAGTGAAAGTCTGGAAAAAGAGATTATAAATAAAACAATAATAAAAGGTGATGGTAAAAAACAAAAATCAACCTTACTATACTCACTTTCTACAAATGAAAATGAAATCTTTAAAGAGTTAATAAAAGATACTCAGACTTGGGGATCTCATTGGATTAGTTTACCATATACAGTAATGACAAAAGAGTTCGGAAAAGTACTATGATAACAGATGAATATTCTTATATAAACGGAAATTATTATGTTACTCTTAATAATTTATCAGGTACAAAAACTTATCGAGCATTAAGAAGAGGAGAGGAGCTTATTTCAAAGTTTCCTGATTCTATAGACTTGAAAATAACAAATAAGTGTTCTATAGGATGTCCATTTTGTCATGAATCTAGTATCTCTGAAGGAAAGTCTTTTGACCTACAGAAAACTATTGATGTTTTATCTCAGCTTCCTAAAGTTGGAATAGAATTAGCTATTGGAGGTGGAGATGTAACTGAAGATTCTGTTATAGATGATTGTGCTGTTTTATGTAAGTGGGCAGATGATAATGGATTTGTTCCAAGACTTACCATAAATTCTAGGTCTCTAAATACTGAAGAGAAGCGTAAGAAATTTCATGATAAACTTGATATGGTAAAAGTATTTGGAGTAAGTATTGATAGGTTTGATAAAAAGTTAATAAATACTTTAGAAGACGAATATACTACATATTTTAAAACAAAAGTATATCATATCATTGCCGGAATATTTCCCCCAGAAGATCTCCAAGAACTGATAACGTCTGGAAGACAAGTATTAATTCTTGGTTATAAAAATTGGGGAAGAGCTCTCGGCAATCCACCCAAGTATGATCTTAAGGAGTGGGAAAAGACTTTAAAGAGAATTTTGTATACTCGACAAAATAATCTATCAGCTACTATAGGATTTGATAATTTAGCGATAGAACAGCTTGGAGTACGTGATTGTATAACAGAGGCTGATTGGAAGAGAATGTATATGGGAGATGAATTTACTCATACTATGTACGTTGACGCAGTTTCAGAAATATTTGCACCTACTTCTAGAGATTCATTTAGAGTTTCTTGGAATGATATGAAAATTTTAGAATTTTTTAATACTTATAAAAATGATAAAGTTAATAACAAAGAGTAGATATTATAAAATTCTTGGAAAGGAAATTTATAAAGACTATGTAAAATATTCTAAAGTAGTATTTCCTGAAGAGAGATGGAGTAAGTTTCTTAGTATCTCAGAGTCTTCATGTATATATTTTCTTTTGGAAGAGGAAAATAAAGTTTTTGTATATATTCCTTCCCTCGAAGTATTATTAATTCCAGGAATGTATAAAAATTCAGATGACTTATATAATAAAATTTTAGCTTCAGAAACAACATTAAGTAATTGGAAGGTAAGTTTAATAAAAGAACTGAAACCCTCTGAACATAAGCAAGATTATATTTTGAATACTTTTAAAATAGGGAACTTTCAATGTCTTCTTGATAGAAGTACTTCTGAAATTGTGTATACTTCTGGGAAATATAGGTTGATTAATTCTGATTTTCCTGAAGATTCAATGGATTTTTCGTTAACTAATAATCTTGGAGATCCAGATGCTTATTGGAAAAGTACATATTTAGCATTTCCAGAGAAATCAGAGATAATGTTATCAGATAAACCTAAATTACAACTAATTGAAGATTTAATTGCAATTATATTAAATGAAAACGGAAGAAATTATCAAAGAACTGATAGCAAGAGTTAATAGTACTCTTAGTTATTATGAGAAAGATTATGTCAGTGTTAAGAGAACTCCATATGCTGAGCGAGAGAGATGTGTTAGCTTTGAACAATACATAGAAGCTAGGTTTAATTATGAGTGTTCTAAGATTCCAGAATTATATGATGCAGTAATAGCAACAGACGGACATTTATTTTCTTGTACAGAATTAATTGATCCTGATACAGCAAAAAGAAGGTTTACTACTGCATCAGTTGTTCTTGTAGATCCAAAAACGCTGATAGGAGCAAACGAAAATCTTATTAATGAGATATACAGGATTCATGATTATCTTGGAGGATCTTGTATAAAATTCAATAATGTTAAGAAAAAAATTAAGTTTACAATTGAGTAAAAGAGAAAAATTATGAAGAAAAATTCTTGGAGATTAACAAGTGATTTGATAGCTTATTTTCCGTGTGACTTATCAGTTTCAGCAGGGAAGCGTGTTTTTTTAGCCTCTCCTGAAAAAAAGTCTTATAAAGCGGCAGTACAAAAGAATATCGAATCTGCTTTTGATGAAGTGATTATTGAATCTAATTCATTTAAATTAAAAATATCTAATAATCTTAGTGTTTATGTAAAGTGTGATGAATTTCCTGATCCAGAACAATATTACTTAGTTTGTAATATGTATCGGACAGCTTTTGGAGTTCCTATGATTGACAATATAATTACTCAGGTTAAGAGTGATAAAGCTAATTTTGGAGACACAGTATTTGAAGCAGTATTTTCAGAAGATTCTCAAGAAAGTGTTTATTTTATGACACCTGAAATGGCGGAATATAAAAGTGCTTTCGAAGAGATGAAGCGTAGAATGAATTGTACTTTAAATAAAAAAGTAAAGAAGTGGATTCCTGGTGGAAGATATGATACATTAACAAATACGTATTATTATCTTGGAGAATTTAAGAGTAGAAAAAAGAACGGGTTAAATTCTGATTTTCTTGGAGATTCTTCAATGGTTCCAGCGTATCTATATGTTTCTGAACTTGGAGATGAGAAAAAAATCTCTGACATTCTAAAAACCAGAAAAATTGGTTCTGGACCGGAAGATATTCAGATTATGTACTCTCTTCCAAGCGCTGTAGATTCTGGAAATGTTTTGGAGAATGATATAACTTGTCTGAAAGATTATCAAAAATATATCTTTGATAATTCAATGAAGGAATATACAATTACTTCAGATTATGGATTTTCTAGTTATTCAAATCCTAAATATATTCTTGATATTCTTTCATTGAAATCAAGTGAATCAGATTCTTATGCAGATCTTATTCCTGAATCTGTTTCTGAAATGATTAAGAATATGTTACATGAAGTTGTATTATGTTCTTGGGATTTGAATAAGAATAGAGAAGACATTTATATTGGTGAAGGAAATAATAATGATAAGAATGCAGAAAACTTAGTAAGGAGATTTTATCAAGATTTTAAAGATGGAAATGCAATGAGAAATTTGTATTACAGAAAACTCTTTATAGATCTTGGAATAAATATAAATGAAATAGCAGTAGAGGTAGTAAGTCAAGGTAATCCAGAAAGTTTAATACTATCTGGAATTGAGAATTATGTATCTTTAGGAAGTATTTATTTTAAAAATCACTTTACAGATGCTTCCAGAAAGATTAGTAGACAAAGAATTAAATCAACAAATTATACTCTAGAGGTAGTTAAATTATCTGATTTATTCTCTGCTACACCTAATTTATTATTGGATATTAAAGATTTGATAGAAAACGCTAGAAATAATTTTGGATTAGGTGTAAGAACTTTTTATGATACTAATACCGGTACTAAAAAATCTCCGAAAATATATACAACAATTGAAGTAGATATTTTAGACTTGATTAAGTACTATGGAGGTATTAAAAATATTCCAGAAGTTATTGTAAATGAAATTATATCAAGTAAATTTTGGAATCTTCAAGTGTTAATTGATAAAGAAGGAGTATTAGAGTGATATGGCTAAGCAAGAGAATTTATCATTTACAGGAGAAGTTGTTGAAGAGCTCGGGAATTCTATGTTTTCAGTAGAATTAGATTCTATGGAGCATCAAGTATTATGTACTATATCAGGTAAAATTAGAAAAAATTATATAAGAATTCTAGCAGGAGATAAAGTGAAAATTGAAGTAAGTCCTTATGATTTAACAAAAGGACGGATTGTTACTAGATTATCTCTTATAGAAAATAGTGATAACAAAAATAGTAGTAATAACAAAAAGAAATCAAAAAAGAAATGATTAAGTACAACGTAACAAACAGTATGATCGGTAATATTTATCCGATTTTTTTGAGTAATAACAAACTAGTCGAAGATCCATCATACTATCTGTACAGAATTGTGAGTCCTAGTTTAAGTCCAGATCTTATTCCATATATATCATTGGAAAAGATTAGTGAAAGAACAAAAATTGGAAATCCAAAAGAATTCTGTGATAGTCAAAAGAAAAAAGCTATTCGTGAACATTTAGATGTTATTTCTATGTGTCTTGGTAGTCGTGAAGGTCTTGAAGAAAAGGCAGTTGAGTTCTTGCAAGGAATTCTGTGGAGAGATAAACCAGTAATTGATAATGGTTTTCCTGGATTTCCGTTGATTGAAATGGAGAATGGTAATAATATCCAGAAATCAGTAATTATTGGTCTTAGAGATACAATGAGATGGAAGTATTATAAATTGTATCCTGGAAATTATGTTGATATTCTCTGGACTGCTAAGACTTATGCAGTATTTAAACTTTGTGGTGAAAAAGGAAAAGAGGAAGTTTGGATTGAACCGGTCGGATTATATAGTAATACAGATCCGAATATGAAAAATCCTCTTCCAGTAAATCTTGAATCTTTAGACTATCCTACCGATAGATGGTCTATTACAAAGGGTAAACTTTCTGAATTGAATCGAGCATTGAAAAAGCTTGAATGGGAAAGTTTTAATAGAAAAGAAATTTGCGTAGATTAATTATCATAATAGTTCTAGTCCTTGGTTGGAGTGTTTATAGCCCCTCCAAGGACTTAGATTCTACTCCATTAGCTACATTTTATTATGCTAGATCGGGAAGCATTACAGCAGATGGAAGTAAAGTTCATCCTGAAAAAGTTAAAACAGGTGAACATAGATGGATTGCAGTCTCTAGAGATCTCAGAAGGAGTGGGAAATTTAACTTTGGAGATACAGTTCTAATCCAGTCTAAGAAATGTCCAGGTTTAAATGGTGAATGGATAGTAAAAGATCTTATGGGTTCTAAGCATACAAATAGAATTGATTTCTTACTGCACCATGAAGAGATTGATTCTTTGAAATTTTGGATGCCACATAGAGTAGAAATAGTAAATAAAAAAGATAGTCTTAATCCTTTGGAAACATTGGATTGAGGCTCTTTATTTTTCTCCTTTGAAATTCTTATATATGATGTATAATAAAAAAAAGAACTATGAGAAAAAGAAACAAAATTAATCAATTAAGTGTTTTTAATCAAGTTAAAAGAGAGATTAAGCAGTTTAGCAAAGCATATTCACGAGGAGAAGCTTTGAATGAACTAATGATTAAGTTAAGATCTCTGGATGATACTTTTAGAATAAGAGATATGAAAAAGAAATTTCTTTATGAGATATCTAGATTATTTCGTATTGAAGGTATTATTTTCGACCTTAAAAATATAAAAATGAAAGTTGAAAAAAGTTTTACTTTTCAAAATTCAGAAAAGCAAGATTTATTAAGAATGAGAATAAATCCCTCTTTTTATTCCTTAAAAGCCTTATTAATGAAAAGAATAAATAAAAATAAAGATTATGAAAAAATTAACAAAAGAAGAAGCAGCAGAATTAAATGAATTATTCGAAACTAGTAATTTTAAACCAGAAATGAGTGGTCTTAGTTTATATACAACACTAACTCAGATAAATTCAAAGACAATTAAACCAGGAGAAAATAACCTTAGACTAATATCTATTCGAGGAACTGAGAAAATTTCGAAAATGATTGGTAGATTTATTACGAAGAAAAATAAAAAGCTAATTAAGATTACAGCTTATTCAAAAAGTGGAAAAGTTCTTAAGGAGTTTGATTTTAATTGTTCTACCTTATATATAGAGAAAGGAAGACAGTCAAAAGATATAGATGAAATTACTGGAGAGATTGGATTTATACCTTTAGTAGGAGATGTATTTGTTCCAAGGTCTCATTATATTGGATTTAAAGTACTATATGATAAAGAGGGGATTTAATTTCCCTCTCTTTTTTCTTTCTCCCTTGAGATTCTTATATATGATGTATAATATTAACAAAATAAATTATGGTAACAAAACAAGTAACAGGAATAGTAGTGGATAAATCTATTGAGAAGATTAATAAGGTAATCCATAAATGTACTAAGGGTTTATCAGCTGAATATGTAATTTCTAAAAGTCAAATAATTTCAATGCTTCGGAAAATTAGATCTTTCGAAATCCCGGATGAAGTATTTGATGATAAATCTTTAGCTGAGTATTATGCAGAAGAATTACTTAAGATTGACTTTCTAGAAAATATTAAACAAATTTTTAGAACAATTCTTAATAAACCTAATTTTTCTACTCTTGATCTTAGTAATATTCGAATAGAAATGGAATATTCATGTTTTAAGATTAATTCACTTATGAAAATTTTGAAAGAACGAGGAATTAATATATGGGGTGGTTCTTATCCTGCCATAAAAATTGATTTTATTTCTGAAAATGGTGATTATATAGTTAAATAAAATTTATTATATTATGATTATTGAAGTATTAGCACAGAAATATCGCTGTGGTTGTGAGAAAGGAATGGCTGATTTAGTTATCCCTGGAATCTTGGTAAAACTTAATGCAGTAATAGAATGGGATTTTTGCAGATTTCCAGAAGAGATTAAACACGAGAAAAAAGATTCGGCCGATGAAAACTCAGAAGAAATTGAAGAAGTAAGAACTGAACTTAGAGATTTCTTAGGTGAAGATCCTGAATTAAAACCTGGAAATTGTTTCTTATATAAAGGTCAAGTGATAGCAGTTGATTCGGCCGATAGATTAATTCTCGTGGTTTCTGAAACTGGTTATGGAGCTCTTGATCGAATATATGAGGAAAACTTCAAGACGGAATTCGAAATGATCTTTAATGATTATGAGATTGAAGATGTTAAATGGGAGGTAAATGATACAGGAGAAGTTCCAACTGAATATGATGAAACCTATAAAGTTCCGTATAATCTTTATAACATCTGGAAAGAGAGATTTGTTTCGGGTAGAGGGTTCATTTCTCCAGGACTATGTTTGAAAGTAGTAATGAATTCAGACAGTTTCATTATGCCTCTTGAGTTTTATATGCTTGATTGGTCGATAAGGTATAAATCATCTCAACTTGAACCGGATGAAGTAGAGTATGCAACAAAACAACTTTTATCCTGGTTTTATGATAATTATAAAAGAGTTAAACCATTAGAAAGGAGAAAAGATGAACAAGAAGAGATCAATTGATTTTATATTAATAATTTTCATCTTAGGATTATTATTGATTTTTGGAGGATGTAGTAAATCTCCTGAGAGAAGAAAAACTTGGACAACTACTTCAGATTCACTTCCAAAGAAACCAACACAAGGACAAATTTTTCGTGATCGAGATAATAATTCTTGGGCTTATAATGCAGCACTTGGAGCATGGGTATTGGGTTCTGGAGGATATAGATATTACCCTGAAACAAATTCTTATACAGATGGATCAGGAAAAACAATGATTCCACCTAGATCTATAAGTTCAGGTATTTCAGAAGGAGTAAAAGCTAGAGTGTCTCCTAAAAAGAAAGTAGTTTTAACAAAAGAACCACAAATTAAAGAGACATCAAAAAAGAAGTATACTAGGAAGAAATCTAGAGCTCATAGGATACATAGAATGCGCAGAAGATAATAATAAAAAAGTCCTCAAGGATAGTAAAATATTCTTGGGGATTTAATTTTACAAAGATGAAAGTATATTTAGTACGTAAATTTTATTCTTTCGGACAACCTAAGTTCATTATTTACTTCTATGCAAAATGTGGAGATCTAAAACATGTTAATCTAGATCTTATAAAAAATAATGAAGATATTGATAATTATTTCAAATCTTATTATGGAGAACTTAATGATACTATTCAGATTGCAATATTACTTATTTCCTCTCCTTATAAAAGACTTGGGAAATCTATTAGATTCTCGGAATCATATAATGTGAGGTCGGAACGAACAGGACAGCATTTTGAAGACTATAATAGTTCTTATGTTAAGGTTATAGATATTCCTTCTGAAATTCTTTTAGAGAAATTTAAAGCAAAGAATTTATCTCCAGAACACATACAAATTTTTGCTAAGAAGAATCAATTTAAATTATTAAAATATATGAGATATAAATGGATAGAGAAGAATGGATTAGAAATTATGGATCCAAAGGATTGAAAGGTGATATCTTAGTTAGAGTTTCTTATACTGACAATAATGAAGAATATTGGGTATCTAAATTTTTAGAAATCAAGAATCTTCCAGTTTATAATTTAGCTCTTGTCGATAAAGAATTAATTTCTGAGAAAAATTTCAAGGATGAGCTGGAACTAAGAAATATTGACGATTATCTGAAGGAAAAGTATAAGGATTGTCTAAAAACAGAATCTGTATATTTTCTAATTGATCCTGGAACAAAATTTCTGAAAAAGCGCACATCTGATAAAGGCTTGTGCTTATTCTATGAAGTTAAATTTGATTCTGAAATAAATTTGAGAGATCTTGACAATACTAGGATAATATCAGAAAATATTAGAATTTCTAAGAATAAACTCAAAGATTTTACAATGGATTTAATGTTTGAGCTTGCGGGAGAGGCTGGTTTATTTTATGATAAGGATTATTCTCCAAGTTTATGCACTAAATTATGTTATTTTAATATTCTTAATATATTTAGATGCTTAGAAGAAACTCTGGATCTAGTATAAAATTTTTAAGTAAAAGGGAATAAATTTTCCCTTTTATTTTTCTCCTTAAGATAACCGGACAAATCCTTATTAATGTAACAATAAAACATTGATAATTATGAAAACAAACATTTATGAAAGAAAATTAAATTATGGAGAACAAGAAGCCATATTTAATAAGATGGTTGAAAAGACCGAAAAATATGTGATAGATAATAATATAAGAGCATTAATTCTTGGTATCTCAGGAGGAGCAGATAGTACTCTTATGGCTGCTGTATGTAATGAAGTTAGAAATAGATCTGGAATTCCTTTTTACGAATATTCACTTCCAATAAAGAATAAACCAGATGAACTTACTTCGTCTGATCTAACAGGAAATGCTTTTTGTGTTAAAACTTTTTATAGAGAAGTTGCACAGTATGATTTCTATAAAAGTTATATAGAAAATCTCTATAACTACGATTATTGTGATAATGATCGAGATATTCTTTGTGATTTATCTGGAAAAAGTATATCCGAGATAGAGGGGATGATGCCAGAACAAACAAAAATAGCCAACGGAAATATTATGGCACGTCTTAGAATGATGTACCTATATAATCAAGCTGGTATTAAGAAAGGTATTGTAATTGATACTGATAACTTAACTGAACATTATCTTGGATTTTGGACTATTCACGGAGATGAAGGAGATTTTAATCCTATGGGTGGTCTCTGGAAAACAGAAGTATACTCTATTCTTAAGTGGTTACATGCGAAGTATTATTCAGAATCTTATTTAGATACTGAAATCATAAATAAAAATTCGTACGATAAGATGGTAGCTCTAGAGAAAGCTATTAATATTACACCCACTGATGGTAATGGAATTTCTAGTTCTGATCTTGAACAAATTGGAGGAAAGGATTATACTGAAGTAGATAAAATTTTGATTCCTTTGATTTGTAAAGGTTCGGGAGCTATTTCAGAATTATCTAAAATTCATGGGATGGATACTGTAATGAAGATTTGGAATAGAGTTCAAGGATCAGAATTTAAAAGAAGAACTTCCAGAGTAATAAAAGTGTCCAGAGAAGAATTATTTGAAGGATTATGATAGAATTCAAAAGAGATCCAAGATTTTTCAGAGCAGTCATTAGAAGAGAAAAAGAAGATGAAGATCCAGCTTTTAGTTATTTTATGATGGAAGATACTTTTACTAATATAAAAGATAAATATGATATTAGTAGGATTGAGAAATTTCAAATAACTAGAAAAAATTATGTAGTCTTTGGATTAATAACTGATCTTGAAAATATTACAGAAGATGATCTAATTTCTGAAACAAAATGCACAATTAATAGTTCTTACATTCATTCGCTATACTTTAAAGAACATCAATATATTGAAAAAGATGATCTCAAGAAAATAACTATTAAGATTTCTGCCGAGTATATTGGAGATTTAATGTTTTCTGCTAATGATTATGTTAATGAATATCATTGGGAAATTTATTTGAGAGATGAAAAGATATTTAGAGATAATGAAGATATAATAAGAACAATTTTAAAATCAGAATTAAATTATGGAAGAAAAAGAAAAAAGTCTATTACTGATAATAGACCCACAGTATGATTTTTGTAACCCCAAAGGAACTCTCTATGTTCCTGGAGCAGAGAAAGCAACGAAAGAATTGTGTAAATGGATATCTGGGAAACGAAAAATCTTGGAAAAAATCATAGTTACACAAGATACTCATATGTCTTATCATATTGGGCATTCTATGTATTGGGAACAAACTCCTGAAGCATTTACAACTATTACTTCAGGGATGGTAAAATCGGGAAAATATACTCCAGCTTTTTATAATAAAGAAAATACTATCGCCTACCTTGAAGAATTAGAGAAGACAGGAAAAGTTCATACTATTTGGCCTGAACATTGTATCGCTGGTTCTTGGGGATGGAGTTTGCCCAAAAATCTAGTTGAGGAATTAAATTTATGGTCCCTCAGTAATCATGGCGCCGAATATGAGCTAATTCAGAAGGGAAGAAATCCACACTTAGAGATGTTTTCTGCCTTTTCTTATGCAAACGGCGCTAAAAAATCTGAGGGATATGAATTCCTAGATAAAATTGCTAGAGAAGATTATACCAAAGTTTATATAGCTGGTTTTGCAAAGGATTATTGTGTAGCAGAGTCGGTGAAAGATATGATGAAGGAACAAAGATTATCAGGAAAATTAGTGTTCCTAAATAAATGTATGGCTTCGATTGATAAAAATTCTGAATCTTTGAAAGTATATGAAGATGCTGTTAAAGATTTCGGTGCGATAATCG